CGCTATCCCCTCCTCCATCCTGCAAGGCTTCACCGCCGCTGACTTCATCCCGACCGGTTACCTCTGGCGCTATGCCGAACCACCAGAAGTCCAGGACTTCTGTGGCCCATATCACGACGTCTCGGTCGTCCTCGAATCGGTCGCCGCTGAATCCGTCCTGGCCAGTGGCATGACTCGCACCATCGTGGCCAGCCTCACCGCTGGTGCTGCAACGGCCAGCAGCACTGCTCCGGCCATGCAGATCAGCGTTACTCTCAGCTTCGTCGGCGGTGCTGCGTCCTCGTCCTAACCTGTCGTCAGCACCCGTCACCGCATGGCCAGCCTCATCTACAACAGCGCCGTCGACGACATGGCCCGTGGCGCCATCGACTTCGACACCGACACCTTTAAGGTCCTGCTGGTCACCAGCTCCTACACGCCGAACAAGGACACGCACGACCGGCGCGACGATGTGACCAACGAAGTGACCGGCACCGGCTACACCGCTGGAGGGGTGACGTCAGCCTGCACCGTCACGAAGGACACGGCCAACGACAAGGTCACCCTGCAGTTCGCATCCGTCTCCTGGGCCAGCTCCACGATCACGGCTCGTGGTGCGGTGATCTACAAGTCGCGCGGCGGGGCCAGCTCGGCGGATGAGCTGGTGGCCTACAACGACTTCGGCGCCGATGTCTCCACCACCGCCGGCACCTTCACGATCGCAGCCAGCACGATCACGCTGCAGAACTGATGGCGACATTCCCAGCGCTGGAGCCTGACGCCAGGTCCTACGACTGCGGTCGGTACCCGGTCTCGACTCAGCCCGGGTGGGCCGGTGGCGTCGTGCGGTTCCGTCACGGCACGGCCCCGGCGAATCACCGCCTGCAGCTGGGCTTCAACAACCTCAGCGCAGCAGAGGCCAAGCTGCTCCGCGACCACTACCGGGGCCAGCGCGGGGGGTTCTTCTCGTTCTTCCTGTCGCCCGAGGCCTGGGCCGGGCACACCAGCCAGACCGACCTGGTGCCATCCACGACGACCTGGCGGTATGCCGATCAGCCGGAGGAGACTCACAAGTCCGGGGGGCTCATCGACATTACAGTCGAGCTTGAGGCTGTCGTCTGATGGACCCAGACCGCGACCAGGTCAGCCACCTCACGCTCCTCACTGAGCTGGTCAAGGTCTCGACCAAGGTCGACCGGCTGATCGAGGACCAGGCCGATGCTCGCCGCGCCCTTGAGGGCGACGCCGGCGTCTACGCCCGCCTGAACCGCCTGGAGCAGGCCCGGGCCCAGGTGCTGGTGCTGGCGGTGGTGTGCTCGCTGGTGCTGCCCGTGGTGGTCACCGTGGGCATGGAGCGCATCTGGCCCGCCGCTACGGTGGAGGTGACCACCCCCGATCCGACGCCATGACCGACGTCAGCCTGTCGCAGCTCATTGAGATCCTGCTGGCCCTACACGGTGCCGCCGTGCTGATCGTGAACCTGACCGATACCCCGAAGGACGACGCATTGGTCGCCCGGTTCTACCGCGGCGTCGAGCTGTTCGCCGGGATCTTCACTCCCCTGGTCAAGCGATGAGCCTGGCGAGTGTTCGGGCAGCCGCTGAGCATGCGGCACGCCGTGGGGCCCTGGAGCCCCACCAGCTAGCGGCATTCCAGGCGCTGGATGAATCCCTGAGCCAGGTGCAGCGCGAGCGGTTCAGCGAGCTGTGGCGTGCTGCTCCACTGCCGAAGCCGGCTGACAGCCCAGCGGCCAAGCTGGCCCTGCCGCTGATCAAGGAGTTTGAGGGGTGCCGGCTTGAGGCCTACCCCGACCCTGAGACCGGCGGCGATCCGTGGACGATCGGCTGGGGTGCGACACGGCACTTCGATGGGGCTCCCGTGAAGCGCGGCGACGTCATCACCCAGGCGGTGGCCGATGAGATGCTGGACAGCCATGTCCGCGTTGTGCTGGCCCCGCGGCTGGCCAAGGCCATCCCCGGCTGGCCGAAGCTGTCGGCTTCGCAGCAAGCGGCGCTGTTGAGCTTCGCCTACAACGTCGGGCCAGGGTTCTACGGGGCCTCGGGCTTCGAGACGATCACCGCGGCCCTACGAGACGGCAGGCTGGCCGATGTGCCCGCCGCCCTGCGGCTCTACGTCAACCCGGGCGGGCCCAGCGAGGCAGGACTGAGGCGTCGGCGGGAGGCAGAGGCGAAGCTCTGGGGCGGGCCCTCGCGGTCGACGGAGAAGATCCTATCGGTGCCGTACTTCAGCCAGAACGACAACCGCAGCGGCGCCGGCTTCCGCGAGTGCTTCAGCAGCACCTGTGCAATGGTCGGCGCGTTCTACGGCAAGGTCAAGGGTGACGACGAGTACAACCTGATCCGCGCGCGGTTCGGCGACACCACCGACGCACAGGCGCAGATCCAGGCGCTGCGCGTGCTGGGCCTGGAGGCCCGCTTTGTGACCAATGCCGCCCCTGGGCTGCTGGAGTCCGAGATCCTCGCCGGCCGGCCCGTGCCTGTTGGTTGGCTCCACCATGGCCCCGTGACAGCCCCGACGGGAGGTGGGCACTGGACACTGTGCATCGGGTGCTGGGCTGAATCGTTCGTGATGAACGATCCGAACGGGGAGGCCGACATGCTCAACGGCGGCTACGTCAACCACACTCGGGGGGCTGGGATCGCCTACAGCCGACGGAACTGGCTCAGGCGCTGGGAGGCCGATGGGCCCTCGACGGGGTGGGCGCTGCTAGTCAAGCCCACCTAGCCCCGATCCCCCTCCGGCTCCCCTGCCATCAGTCGGCGGAACTGCTCCAGCCAGACCGTGACCTGCCACCAGTCCGGCGACTCGCGGCAGGTGCTGCCGTAGCAGATGCGCCACAGCGTGTCGCCGTCCTGCTGGCGGACCCGGGCGATGGTGATGATGGGAGGGGTCATGAGTCTGTAAACAGAGTCGCGGATTGCGATTCGGCCTGCTGCAGGAACTTAGACGCCTGTTTGGCGTATTCAGGCTTCAGCTCGACTCCAATGTAACGACGGCCCATCTTCACGGCCTGATAGCCGGTGCTGCCGATTCCGTTGAACGGATCCAGGACAAGGTCGCCAGGGTTGCTGTAGAGGGTTAAGCAGCGTTCAATCAGATCTAGCGGCATTGGGCAAATGTGCTTCTCATCTTTGTCACCCTTGAATCTGGCATTAAGAACCTTCGTTTGCATCGTGTCCATCCACACCGGAGATGCCCATTGCTGCCACTGATCAAGCGTAAAATCCTCGCGCGAGTGAGTCACGGGTTCGCCTACGTTTTTTCCCTTAGATTCCTTGCGCATGATCAGAATGTACTCCGGCATTCCCATGGCACTGACACGGCTGTTTTCTCTGATGTTTTTGTAGAGAAGTCGTTCGTGCTTGGTTTTCTGCATCTCCCTGACTGGATCGCGCCAGATTGTTACCCTGGCCCGAAGGCAGAACCCTGCGTCCCGATAGTTCTTGCTTGCGGCATCGCTGAAAGGGAATAGCCCACCCTCTCCGGTTTCGCTGCTGTTTTGATAGAAGACCGTGTCCTTGACGTGATCGCAGATGACAGTCCCAGGCTTCATGACGCGGAACAACTCACGAGCCATAAAAGCATGATGCTCCAGAAACTCGTCGTGAGATGCGCTATTTCCCATGTCGCGTTCAGAGTCTGAATAGATGTAGAGCGATGAAAACGGCGAGCTAAAAACAGAGCAGTCCACTGAATCGGATGGCATGCCCATGAGCATCTCAACGCAGTCAGCGTTATAGATGGCCCAGCTGTGGCCTTCGTAATCTGGTTTCATGGTTTGACGAAAGAAGGAAGAGTAACTACTGGAGTACGTGTATAGGCCCTGCGCAGGATTGCGCCTTGTTGAGATTTCAGCATTGCTTGAGTCATTGCGCGCTTCATTCGTTGATGATCCTCTGCCTTGCGTTGAACGTTGCTCCAAATGCTTGACTCGGTATCGCTAATGATGACGTGGCACGTCACCTGCTGAGTCTGCCCGTAACGCCATGCCCTTCGCACGGCCTGATAATGCTGCTCATAGCTGTGACTGACGCTAGCAAATATCACAGTGCTGGCATGCTGCCAGTTAAGGCCGAGCCCGGCCAGCTTTGGCTTGCTGACGATGACTCGACGTTCGCCAAACGTGAACGCATCTAGAGCTGCCACCTTTGCGTCTGGATCCATTGATCCATGCACTTCAATGGCATCGGGAATTGAGTCAGCCAGCGCCGAGGATTCAGCGTTAGTCTCGCACCACACAATCACTGGGCCATCTGTGGAGTTGGCAATCTCGGCAGCTCTCGCCACCCGATCGTCCATGGTTAGGCGTTTCTCGCGGTGAATCGTTGTTGCGCTGCCGTCGGGGATTCTGAATAGCATGCCGTCTGGCACGTCCTGTGTAATGTCGGCTTGAATGCAATGGATTTCATACGCTAACGGAGGCAGCACGAATCCAGAATCATCCCCACCTAGGTCCGAGGGCAGAGTTGCCGCCCTGGCCCAGCTGGCGACCCATCTCCAGAAGTCATCTGTTGCATGACCTTTAAGGCGATAGCCTCCCATTGTGGTCTGATCACTGATAAACCAACGGGACAGCATCTCAGGGCCTGGCATAACCCCTAGGAACTCTGCGTGTTGGCCTAGCTCCATGTGATCATTCGGCGCTGGCGTAGCCGTTGCCGCTAACCGGTAGGGAGTCTCCGCGAATGCTTCACAGAGCATGCGTTTTGTTGGCCCGGTGAAGGACTTGAGGATGCTGGATTCGTCCAGGACCACGCCGCCAAAGATTGACGGGTCCAGCTTGGGGAGCCGTTCATAATTGGCAATGTTGACGCCGCTGGTGACGTCTGACTGCTCTCGGACAATCTGAGCGTCAATCCCAATGGCTTGACATTCGCGCTGCATCTGACTGGCAACCGCAAGCGGCGTCAGGATCAGCGATGGCCTGCCGCTGGCCTCCATGAACTCAGCAGCTGCAGCAGCTTCGACCCGTGACTTGCCGAGTCCGGTATCGAGGAATGCGGCAGATCGACCTTTCTGGCATGCGAACTCAAGGGTCGCAAGTTGATGCTGAAACAGCGGCCAGTCGTGACGCAGTTGGAATCCATGGGATCCAGCCGCTGTGCCCTTGGATGCGATGAATTGCCGATACCGGGCAATGGCGTCAGTCATGGCGCCGCCCTCCGCGGTGCAGCTGCGTCCTGGCGGTCTGTGGTGGTCATGGTTCCCATTCAGCAGTACGGCGAGGGGCCCCGCACGAGGGGCAGAAGTTGACACGGGATGCATTGGCCACAGGAGGGCCGATCACCGGCATCGCCAGCCGGCTTGTGCCGTCAATCTGAAACCAACCGAGGTACGGCCGGATCTTGGCCCACTGGTCGCAGCATGCGTCGTCGTGCGGCATCACTGCACCTCCGGCGCATCCAGCACCGACTGCAGCCATGCCCTGGCGTCTCGGTTGCTGTCGTGGAAATGCAGGGCTGCCTCGTGACCGAGCAGCAGCCGCCCAGCCATTGCGGGGCCGTACAATTCCTCCAAGATGTATCCCGGCTCACCAGCCTGGTGGATCGCCCAACCTGCAATGCAATGCGTCGTCTGGCAGGTGTGCCAGTGATCCATCTCCAGCGCGTCGGGATTCGCCAAGGCGGCCATGGCTACATCCCGCAGCCTGGCGGGCGCGTCGGCGGCGACTGGTATGCCAGTGGCCCCGCGCAGGTCGGCCCC